CCGATCTCTCATAAGGATTGCCGAGGTAATGAATTGATCCGTTGTTTGATCGATGATGATAGTGACCAGAAAAGACCAAATCAAACTTGTCAAAGATTGATGGTTCAAGTCCATCTGTACACACTGCACCACGGTGCATCGTGAATCCTTGAATCTCAAAGTGACCCATACAGATAGTCGCAATCGTGTCTTTCACTTCTTGCATAGATTGAGTATAGTTTTCTGCACAAATCCATGGCATCATACAGATATCAACAGAATCTACATTGATAGTTCGAGGAGAATCAATCACATTGATATTGTCGTATTCTTCTAAGAGAAGTTCTGGCGAATTCACTTCGTTTGTATTCTTGTAATACGTGTCGTGATTACCCACTAACATATGCACATTGATCTTACGTTTATGCAACTCATCAAAGAACATCGACTTTGCACGATGGAACGAATAGAAGTTAATGTACTTTCGTCGATCAAACGTGTCACCAAGAATCAACACTGTATTGATGTTGTTCTCATCAATAACTCTAAAGAAAGTTTCTTTGTAAAACTTCTCGTAGTAATCTAGGAAGTGAATTGCATCACCTCTAGCACCAAAGTGTTGATCCGTTATAATTGCGACTTTCATATTTTAAAACGATGTTGGATAGAATTTCTCAAGTTTTTCCATTCTAACAATCTCTTCTTTAAGATGAAGTTTCTTCTTTTTCAATTCACGAATCTGATAATCTGAAGCATGATTGATTTGCAGTTGGATTACTTCTTTATCTAACATATGATGTTTTTCAACAAGTCTGTTAAGATGATTTCTCATTTTACCCATACGATTCTCCTTATCTAAACTTGGGACCTAGAACCCACACTACTAAAGATTTACGAATACCTTTCGTGACTGGAGTGACACGATGGATCATAAACGACGGAAACACAATCATTCTACCTTTCTTCTGAGGAACATCGACAGCGTTCTTTTCAGTACCCTCATTGAATTGAAATTTGCCACCTTTATATTCATCAGGATCGTTTAGAAACATTGACATGGACAATTTACGAGTCTCGCCTAGTGCATTTGATGCACCAATCGCCGAGTCCATATGAAAGCCGTAGTGACCTTTCTCTTCAGAATTATATTCTGTGTATTGCATAGATTCGTATCCATACAGATCCATGTTGTAGAACCGATCATTTAAAATGTCGATAACACTATTAATTCTATCAAAGATCCACATATTCTGTTCATTTGGAGTCAGAAACTTAACGTCTGATCTTCTAACATCCGAGATAGAATCTTTATTATCAACTTGATCTTCATCAGTTTTTTTACCCGCCGTTCCTAAAGTTCTACCTTTTTCAAGTTCAAACTTATCACAGTAGTCAATCACTTTTTCAAGTTCTTCAGGATTAAAAGCATCATCCCAATAGGTGTACGTGTTCGTTATAGTTTTCCGAGAGTACACATCGTTTGTAATTTTACGATACACAGCCATAAAATATCTCCTTTTTTCTCATCATAACACAAATTATACCATAAGTCAAGAGTCTAGAAAATTCTCGATTCCTTTAGACTTCTTCAGTTCTTTCTTTTTCTTTTTGGATTCTTCGAACATGTCAATGAACTCTGAGATGTTTTCGTAGATTTCAAATTGTTTACCAGTTGCTTCTTCGTAACCCAATAATTCAGATTCATCAAGAATGCCAAATTGTTCAGTTGATTTGTACTTAACATACAACTGTTTCTTTTCTTTTTGGATTCTACGTAGAAATGCATAGTAAACAATCTGTGTAAAGTACGCAAATGGATTATTCGACTTTGCAGGATCAAAGTTTTCGAAGTACATGATGCAGTTTTCAATACCATCTGCAATCATTTCATCACGATACGAATAGTTGATGAAGTTTGGTTTGTGTGACAGTCCATGTGCGATTTTGATAAAGCATTCACCAATGTAATTTGGTATTGCTGGTTTCTCAGCACTACTTTGTTTTGCTAATTCGACTTTTGTTTTATAATCAACCAGTGCTTTACAGAAGTCTGCGTTATTAATGTAATGCTTTCTACTACTCGGTTCTTTCTTTTCCATACAAGTCTCCTTATCAATGCATTGCGCTAGTGCTGTTGCCGCCAGTCAGCATTTCTAGAATAGCCATTTTGTCTTCTTCAGACATAACCTCTTTTTCATCAGTAGAAGACTTAAAACTAGATCTACTATTGTTGATGTTATCGACAGCGCCAAGATAATACTCTGCAAAGTCAGCAGATGGATCCATCATTGCAATGATGTCTTTAGAATCTATGATTGTTTGATTCTTTTCCATAAGACTTACGGGCAACCAAAAAGTCATACTCACCGTCTGATTGCCAGATCTAGTGTCGTTTCGTAACATAAAGACGATTGGATTAACAACTTTAAATAAGTTATCTTTTCTTTCTGTCTCTGCGATAATGTCTTCTCCAGAATTAAGTCTGAAGATCTTGATGGTTGTTTCCATAATTCAATCCTATTTTATATAATTTATACGAGAACTTTTCTTCGTTGTAGATCTTTGTCCGTTCAACGAAATGTCTCAGAGTAAAGTTCATATGATTCTTATACCGTAAGTCATCAGCTATATCGTATAGTGTTGCTTTTGTTTTATTGTTTCCAAGTCTAAGTCCACGACCAATCGATTGTAGATTACGAACTCTAGACTTTGATGGTGATGCAAATATCACGTTATGCAGATTGCGAATATTCACACCAGTTGAGAATGTTCCATAACTGGCGACTATAATAGAGTCGTTTTCTGTCTCAGTAATCTTGCGAATTTCTTCACGAGTTTCAGTATCAGTACCACCATAAACAAAGAACACTTTTCTATCACCAATATTGTCTGCGTTATTGATCATATTATACAACACTTTACCGTGTTTGTCAACATATTGGAATAGAAGGAGTGTGTTTCCTTTCAAAGAGATTGTTAGATTTTTGATGAACTTATTTCTCGCTTCATTAAGAAACAGATACTCAATCTCATCTTGGTATGTCTTCTCGATCATTAGTTTACAAACTTCATCATCATGTTTTAATATTAAACACTTGATTGAGAACTCTGCCAACTGTTTGTTGTCCATCAGTTCTTTAGTTGTGATGACTTTATTTGCAATCCCAAATAGTCCTTCTAGAACTAACTTATGTGTTTTAGTTCCATCTAAAGTGCCTGTGAGTCCAATTCTATACTTTGCATTAATACATGACGTAAGTATTTTAACTAATGATTGTGCTTTAAATAAATGTGCTTCATCACCTAATACAAAGTCGAATTGTTCAAAGTATTCTTTAGGTAATTGGTAAAGAGATTGCCAAGTAGAAATAATCAAAGGAGCGCTTGACATCTTATCCCTACCCTGATACACTCTGTGTATAATGGTTTTAGCGTCCCACCCGTTCAGTGATGAATAATCTTCAAAGTCTGAGTAAAGTTGTTCTACCAGTGCTGTAGTAGGTACAATGATTAAGCCTTTAGAACATTTGTAGTCCAGTAACTGACGTATGATCAAGTAGATGATTAATGACTTACCTGATGCAGTAGGTGATAGTAATAATGTTCTCTTGTTCCTGATTGCATGAACATATGCTTCTTTCTGATAATCACGAACAGATATGTCTTTACCTAAAGACTGAAGAGTGAGAGAAGAGATGAATTTATCAGCTAAAGCTAATGGGTAATTTTCAAGCAGATCTGGTCTAGGATCACCATACTCAAGTTTAATTGATCTTTCTTCGCAGAAGATTTCAATATACGAGAGTAGTCCGTGTGTAATTAGATTAGATCTTGAATCAAATAGACGAATCTTACCATCCCAGGCCCTTTTACGGAAAGCAGGAGTAAACTGATGGCCAGGTACAGTGAAAGTAAAGTAATCAGAAAGTTCATGAGCAATGTCTTTCTCACACAATACCTTTATGTATGATTCATCTTTTTTGATTACTGTGAGTTTAGTTTCCACCGATGAACTTTTCCCATGCAATGTAGTCTCTCAATTGATATGTCCTACTGTTCAATTCTTTCAGAATAGTCTCACAAAGAAAGACTGCTTCTTCTAGGTACATTCTTTTCTTTAACAATTTAATCAATTCTTCATCAGAGTCGATGTACTTATCTATGCCATTCTTTGTCTTGATATTCAGTAAGAATGGCTCCCATCCATATTGATCTAGTTCTTCTTGTGAGAGAGAACCGTTGTAGTATTCTTCTTTGACTTTACGCAGTCTAGAGTATTCAAAATTCAGATTCTTTACTGTCAATTTATTCTTCATTAAAAATTTAACATACTTATTATGTAGTACTGGTATTTTTAGAAGTTCTTTACCAGGCTCAGTGGGATTAATTACACTGTCTTCATCCCACGATTTCATTATATGTTCAAGTTCACTCATTATATCTCCAAATGTTACAACACCTCTATGTCAAAGAAGTCGTATCGAAAAGTTGCTGTTGCCACTATGTGGTCTTCTGCTGATTGTTTTGTATCAAATTCTAAGTCAGAAAGTGATGTAGGAAAGATTCTGTCAAACTTAACTCTAATCTTTGGATTGTTCAGTCCTGAAAGAATAGTAAGTATTGCATTAGTTCTGTTGTATGTGATCTCACGTGCCTGCATCTCAGTAGTGATGCCTCGTATCCAATTATGTATGCGAATCCAGGACGAGAGATCTTCGTTGACTAGAAAAGTCATTTCAAATGGTGCATATGTCATCTTAGTGCCTGGCGCATACAGGTCTAAGTTTGGCGTAAAGTGAATTACTTCACCCATCTGTACGCCAGGAACATTTACTGATTGGCAAAAATATACAGCATCATTGATCTCTGGAAACGACAAAATATATTTAGTTGGTTGGACTAAATTAGTATTGCTTGGTTTATTTGAGTATGATGGGCTGTTGATATCTTGTAGAGAATTCATACAGAAGAAACTCCTTTTATTCTCTATTTAT